CATTGTCGGCACGGAACAGACGGCGGGCGTTGTCTCGCGCGGCGTTGCGGATCTTTGGAACTACGGCGGCGGCGCGGGCGTGCTATCGCCGTACTTCTACGAACGCGTCATTCAGCTTGCAAGCGTTGCAAGCAGCGACACGGAAAGCGGGGAATAATGCCTTACAGGACGGCAGCGCCGTTCAGCGTCGCTTTCAAGTTGCTTGCGCCAACGGTCGATTACGTGCGCGGCGCTCGCGTTCTAGAATATCCGGATCCTAGCGACGTTGACGATATCCGCTTTTGCAGCTTTCGGACTTTCGGCGGCACGGAACGCATGGTAAACGAGGTCTATGCTGTTGACGATACCGCAACGCTCAACACGTGGTATGATCCCGCAATCACGGCGGATTGTCGCGTTTACGTCTGCGAAACGGGCAAGACATATGAGGTCATGGGAACGCCGGAAAACATCGACATGCGCAATCAGTATCTATCTGTCAAGGTGCGTGCGATAGGTGGCGGGCACAATGGCTAGAATGTCGCTTGTGTTCGACGGTTTCGCGGACATGGCCTATCAGATTGACCGGCTCGAGGGTGACTTGCGCGGCGCGGTCGACGAAGCGTTGACGGAAACGCAGGACTACATACAGGCCAACACGCTACAGGCGGCGGCAAAGTACACCAAGGGCGGAACGAAATACAGCACGGGCCGGATGTTGGCAGCGGTCAAGGAAAGCACGGGGCCGGAATGGAGCGGCACCGTTGCAAGCGTCGGCGTAGGGTTTGACTTGAGCAAGGCGGGCGGCTATCACTCAATCTTTGTCATGTACGGAACGCCTAGAATGGCTAAGGACGTAAGGCTATACAATGCCATACGCGGCTCTAGGACTAGGCAACAGGTAGCAGAGACGCAGCGCCGGATAATGCAGGAACACTTGCAGTTGGCAGGGGGACGGTGACATATGACGGTCGATGCTTTGCACTTGCTTCATGACTGTCTGGAATCTTTCGGCTATCCGGTATTCCTGCAAGGGTCGATGACGGCAGACGAAAGCTATCCGGAAACGTTCTTCACGTACTACAACAATACATCGAGCGGCGCGCTTTACTACGACAACCTTGAGAACGCGAACGTTTGGGACTTTGACGTAAACGCGTATTCCGCAAACCCCGACACGGCACAGGAAATCTTGCTTGACGCGCGCGATGCGCTAAGGGCAATCGGATTCGTAGTCACGGGCGCGGGCTACGATATAATGAGTGATGAGCCAACGCACGTGGGGCGGGGCATCAACGCGATTTATCTTGAAAGGGTGAATGCAAATGGGTAGAAGGCTTGACGCGTGGCGAGATATCGCCAGCAACGCAGGCTATGACGGTAATCCGCTCATGTCTACCGTTGACGCTATCAACGCGACGGTCAAAGAGTTGGGCGGCAACGGCACGGCACAGGGAATCGCTGATGCGGTCACCAACCTTGCGCCGTTCATTGGCGGCGGCGGTGGCGTGGACGTGGGGCCGCTGACGCGCGTATCGGAAGAGACAGCGGCGCAACCGGCCGTCGGCAACTGGGGCGAGTTTGGGACTGTCATCGCCACCATTAAGATTGGCGGCTCGACCATCACCGACAACGACGAGATGGCCGAGGTGCCAAACGCGGCGGCGGGAACCACGGTGTACACGGACGTCACCACGGCTGATGACGCCGACACGGCAGACGCCTACGTCTGCACGTTGGAGGGCAACTGGACTAATGGGTGGCAGTACAAGGCCGTCACGCCGTGGGACGGCACCGTCACACGCGAGGAGGTAGAGTACCAAGGTGAAACCGCCTACCGATGGACGTTCACCGTGCCAGAGTTGCAAGAGGGCGAGTGGCTCATCATTTGGAAGCACATCACAGCCTAGCCAACATCGACGTTGCGTTATCAGGGAAAAGGCAAGAAAGTGAGGGTGACATAACATGGCTAAGTATTACGACGATTTCAGGGGTGTTTCCAACCTCGTAGGCGCGCTTGTCACGCAGGATGACAGCGAGGGATATACCACGGGCGATGTTTTCGACCTTATCCCCGTCGCGGAAATCAGTAAGTCTACCGAAGCAAGCAGCGCGTCTAAGTATTATGACAACATTCCGGCGCTGGTCATCAATTCGGAGGGTAGCGACGAGATCAGTATCACCGGCGCGGCTATCCCGCTTGACGTTCTCGCTAAGATCACCGGCAAGCAGATTGACGCTACCAGCGGCGCTTTCATCGACGGGCCAGCCATTCCGCCTTACATGGCTATCGGCTACCAGTACGAACTTACCAGCGGTGACACCGTGGTCTATTGGCGGCTCAAGGGCAAGTTCACTATTCCGGAGGAATCTAGCGCAACGCAGGATGACGGTACCGACTCGAGCGGTCAGGAACTCACCTACACCGGAGTCAACACCAACCACAAGTTTACTAAGACCGGCAAGACGGCTAAGGGCATTGTGGCAGACTCGCGTTTCTCGACGTTCGATGCGGCTACCGTCCTTGCAACCGTTGCGACACCGGATGCGCTTACGGGCATCACTAAGAAGGTTTAACGGCACCACACACAAAGGGGGCATCATCCATGCAGCTTAATGTTTACAGGCACGATGAGGGCGGGCATGTCTCGCAGACGGACGTTGAGAAGACTGTTACGGCCAATGCCTATGATCTTTTCTTTGGCACCGTTGAGGATATCTTGTCGCTTCTCGACGCGGTAGGAGAGGACGCGGACGCGGACGCGATCGTAAGGGTAGTGCGCGAGAATTGGGACAAACTCAAGGTGCTTTTGCTTGACGTTTTTCCCGACTTGAGCGCGGATGACCTGCGATACGTGAAGGTTCGTGAACTTGTGCCCGTGCTTGTGGAGTTGTTCGCATACGTTGCAAAGAGCGTGAGGGGTAGCGGCCCAAAAAACAGCTAGGGGGTAGCGCCGGTGACGGCGCTACCCTTACGCTCTATCAACTTCTATTCGACTTGACGGAAAACCTTTGCCAGCGATATCCCGCGTTGACACCTTTTGCGGTGCGGCGTGAGCGCGCGGCAGAGGTTTTCTTGCTTGTCAACAGGATAAACGACAAGAACGCGCGCGAGGGCGCGAGGGATACGGGCGCAAACGCGCCGCGTGGTAATATTAGGCGTGACGCAAAGGGGAACGTACATATACGACGGCGGGCAAGCGACGATAACATATTCTAGGGGTGCATATGGCGCGCGACAACGAAAGTACGATGCGATGGAAACTCGACATTGCAGACCTCAAAAAAGGCATGACGGACGCGCGCAACCAGATCAAGCTTGCGAACGCGGAATTCAAGAATGCCACGGCTGGAATGGGCAAGTGGAGCGACAGCGCAACGGGCGTTGCGGCAAAGTCACAACAGCTTGCTAAGGTTCTCGACGGGCAAGAGACGATCCTAAAGGGACTAAAGGCCCAATATGAGATCGTCGCTCGAGAAATGGGCGAAACCTCACCCGAAGCACAGCGCCTACGAATTCAGATTGAGAATCAGGAAGCGGCCTGCAAGAGAACCGAAGCACAGATAGCGGAGTACACGGGAAAGCTTGACCAACTCGAGGAAGAACAGCGACAGGCGGAAAGCCCGCTTTCAAAGCTTAACGCGACGATTGACGAACAGGAAAGCGCGCTTGCAGACCTCAAGCGCGAATATGCCGGATCTATCGTGGGGAACAACCCACAGGACGCGGAACGCCTAGCGCGCGAGATTCAAGACCTATCGGGCGAACTGTCCGAAAACAAGCAGAAAATGAGCGACGCGGAACGCGCGGCGGACGAACTCGACAAGTCAATAGACGATGCGGGCGATTCGGCAAGCGAAGCTGCAAGCGGCGGTTTCACAGTCTTAAAAGGTGCTTTGGCAGACCTCATATCAAGCGGAATACAGGAAGCAATCAGTTTCGTTTCCGGCCTTACGGATGAAGCTATCGAGAGCGCGGACGCATTGCAGAAATTTGAGGGGACAATGGGTTTCGCGGGCTTTGATTCGACGGCCATTGAAGCGGCGCGCGATTCTGTCAAGCAGTACGCGGATGACACCGTTTATGACCTCGATACCATCGCCAACACAACGGCACAGCTAGCGGCAAACGGCGTGGAGGACTTCACCGGCCTTACACAGGCGGCGGGCAACCTCAACGCGGTTGCGGGCGGAAATGCGGACACGTTCAACAGCGTCGCAATGGTCTTGACACAGACGGCGGGCGCTGGAAAGCTTACCACCGAAAACTGGAACCAGCTAGCGAACGCGATCCCAGGCGCAAGCGGAAAGCTGCAAGAAGCGCTGCTTAATGCGGGCGCATATACCGGTGACTTTCGTGAAGCAATGGCGAACGGCGAGATCACGGCGGACGAATTCAACGCGGCGATCATGGCGTTGGGCAATGAGCCGGTTGCAGTTGAGGCCGCAACAAGCGTCACGACATTTGAGGGCGCTATGGGCAACCTCGAAGCGACGGTCGTTTCGGCGCTCATGGAAATCTATGAGCAAATCGGTAGTGAGAACATAACCGGCTTCATCACGGACATAGCGGACGGCATTCAGGGCATGTTGCCTTACATCCAAGATGCGGTGCAATTCGTCCTAGACAACAAGGATGCGATCATCGCGGCTATTGCGGGCATCGCGGCGGGCATCGCGGCGGCAACGGCGGTGCAGGGCATCATGGCGGCGGTCACGGCGTTTCAAACGTTCTTTGCGCTAGTCCAAAGCGGACAGGGCATCATGGCGGCGCTCAATGCGGTCATGGCGGTTAACCCGTTCGTGCTAATCGCGGGCGCGGTCATTGGCCTAGTAACTGCTATGGTGGTACTTTTCAACACCAACGAGGAATTCCGCACGCGCGTTCTTGAGGTGTGGGGCGTTGTGCGTGACTTTGTGAGTAGCGCCGTCACTACCATTGCGGGCTTCTTTACGGTCACTCTACCGGCTGCAATCACATTCATGCTCAACTGGTTTGCGCAACTGCCAACGCGGATAGGGGCATACCTATCGTCGGCGCTTGCTAAGGCGCGCGCATGGGCAACGCAGGTTGCGGCAACGGCGGCGGCAGCGGGGCGCAACATGTTAAGCAACGTCATTTCCTTTGTCTCGCAGCTACCCACGAAAGTTGGCGGCTACTTGACGGACGTTGTGAACAAGGTGATAGCTTGGGGGGCCAACCTTGCAAGCGGCGGACTTTCGGCGGCTCAACAGCTTTTCGATGCGGTTACGAGCAAGGTTGCAGAGATCCCTAGCAACGTGGCGAACGTCGGCGGCGATCTCGTGCGCGGAATCTGGAACGGAATAAATGGCAATCTAGGCTGGATTAAGGGCAAGATCAGCGGTTGGGTCGGTGACGTTACAGGATTTCTAAAGCGGCTCTTTGGCATCGCGTCACCGTCTAAGGTGATGCGCGATGAGGTAGGAAAGTATCTCGCGCAGGGCATCGCGGTTGGATTCGGTGACGAAATGCCTAACGTCATGCGGTCTATGCAAAGGGACATGGGCGGAATGGTTGACAACCTACGCGGGGACGTTGGCATAGCGGCTACGGGCATCACGGGCGGCGGCTCAACGGTTGGCGCGGGCGGGTACCCAACTGCCACGGGCGCGGCGGTGCAAAACGTCTACTTTGAACAGACGATTAACAGCCCCAACGCAATAGACCGGCTTTCAATCTATCGTGACACCAAATCCCTGCTTTTCACGGCAAAGGGGGGCTTGCAGCATGTTTAGGCTAATACTAGAGGATGAGCGCGGCAATAGCATTGTGCTATCACCGGCAAGCGACATGACAACGCCGTATGCGCTTGTCGATATCGACGGAATCAATCCGCCAAAGGCAACGATAAACACAAGCGAACTTGCGTTGCTCGACGGTGCGCAATTCAACAGCGCAAAGTTGCAGATGCGGACGATAAACGTTGCCTTTGTGATTCAGGATGACGCACAGAGGAACCGCGTGAACGTCTATAAGACTTTGAGGACAAAGCATCCTATCAAGGTTACCTATGAGTCAGAGACGCGGAACGTTCACATTGACGGCTACGTTGAGACTATCAGCGTCGAATACACCGACAATCCGCAAAAGATGACGGTCACGATCCTTTGTCCCTATCCGTATTGGAGCGACGCACAGGCAATCGTGGAGGATCTTTCATCTATCGTCGGCATGTTTCATTTCCCGTTCGCGTCAACGGCGGAACCGGAGATTGTCTTTGGCTACATCGACACGACGGCATCTATCGAGATCGAGAATGACGGTGACGTTGAGACGGGCATAGTCATTGAGTTGTACGCTAGTCAAGAGGTCACCAATCCTAGGATCATCGACTATGAGACTAGCGAATTCATCCAACTTGATTACACGATGCAAGCGGGGGACTTGATCACCATTGACACGCGCGCGGGGCACAAGACGGCAATACTTCTACGCGACGGCGTTGAATCTAGCGTGTTCAACTCAATCGCACGCGGCAGCACATGGCTACAACTCGCAATTGGTGGCAGCACGTACACCTACACGACGGGCGGGGTGTCAACGGGCCTTGCGGTCACAATCGCACACACCAACATTTACGAGGGGGTCTAACCAATGGCGGTTATGTTGCCGATTGTGGCGAACACGGACTTTGAGCGCCTATGTGCGGTCGATGACTACATATCTTTCATCTGGACTACGCGTTATTACGACGTTGGGGACTTTCAGCTAACTATCCCCATGAGTAGTCACAACCTACAGCACATGCAGGTTAACAATTACGTGATGCGCGGTGACGATGACAGCGAACTAGGCATCATAGAGCGGCGCGAGATTACGGAGGACTTGAACGGTCAGGAGACGTTGACGGTTTCGGGGCGCTTTCTCGCGTCAATCCTTGCGCGGCGCATTATCTCGCAGCAGACGCAGGTGAGCGGCACAATCGCGCAATGCGTGCAACATCTGCTTTCGGAATGCGCGGTTTCACCTAGGGACGCGGCGCGGCGGTTGCCCATCGTCTTTGGCACTTTCGACATTCCAAGTACGCAGATGCAACAGCAATTCACAGGAAAGAACTTGCTTGAGGTCATAACGACGATAGCAAAGGCAAACTCAATCGGATTTGATTTGCGGTATGACAGGAACGGCGGGAACATGACCTTTAACATGTTCACGGGCGTTGACAGGTCATACGCACAGGATGAGAACGCCTATGCCGTCTTTTCATCTGAATACGGCAACCTGCAATCGAGCGATTATGTTGAGGACACAAGTACGACGGTTACCAACGTGCTTGTCGCGGGCGAGGGTGAGGGCATCAACAGAAAGACGGTTTGGGTGAGCGAGAGCAACCCAACGGGCCTAGCGCGCTATGAGTTGTATCAAGACGCGCGGAATGCAAGCACGAACGACGGCGCTATCAGCGATTCGGTCTACTACCAGCAATTGAGGGACGAAGGTGCGGAGAGTCTCGCGGAAATGGCACAGATATTCGCGGGCAAGGTTTCGTTCGCTAACATCGACTACGGCACGGATCTATACGTCGGTGACATATGCACAATCGAGAGCGTCTCATGGGGAATGTACATGAACGCGCGTCTTGTGGAGGTCATCGAGAGTGTAGACGAATCGGGCGCGTACAGCGTAACGCCTAGCTTTGAAGCGGTAGACCTAGCGGACGTGCCAACGGACGCGGCGCTAGTCACGGAAACGGGCAACGTCTCGATAATGAGCGAGAGCGGCGCGCGGCTACTCGCGCAGGTGCGCGCGATTTCAGCGACGGGCGGCGAGGTCAAGATAACGGAACTTGAGGAAGCCACAACGCTAAGCGACGATGACGCTATACCGGTTGCGACTAGTAGCGCAACGCTAAAGGCAACGTGGGCGCTAATTGCACAAGAGATGCTAGGGCGCGTCTATCCCGTTGGCTCAATCTACATCAACGCCACGAACGGCACAAACCCTGCAACGTTGCTAGGGTTTGGAGAGTGGCAGCGGCTTTCACAGGGACGCATGATGATTGATGCCAATTCGACATATGCGGCGGGTGCGACAGGTGGCGAGGCAACACACGCACTCACAAAAGACGAATTGCCAAACCTTGTCGGTGCGGTGCAGTTTCACGGCGCGGGAACTAGTAGCGGTACGGTTCTATCGGGAACGTCGGGCATCTTTGGCACGGGAACGAAACGAAACAACTACAGGAGCGGCGGCAACACGGGCGCGGCAACATCCTATGACGGATTTACGCTAAATGTTGGCAAGGGTACCGCACATAACAATATGCCGCCTTGGATTGGCGTTTACATTTGGAAAAGAACGGCATAGCATTAAAATAACATTGATGACAGGGAGGGCGAAACATGGCAATTTCAGGCTACTTCTTCAATGCGCTTAAGGTCAATGACGAATACGACAGGATCTATAACGCGGAGGACGTTACCAGCTATCTTGACAAACTAGTTGGGAACGGTGTCTTTCCCAACCCGTCAAATCAGCTGCAAGTCACGGCGGCGGGCGGAATGGGAATCACCGTGAACGCCGGACAAGGATGGATCAACGGACATAAGATGATCAACAGCGCGGCCATTCCCTATGCGCTTTCGGCAAGCGATGCGCTTTTGAATCGCATTGACCGTGTTGTGTTCTATGCGGACTACACAGCGCGTGAAATGGGTATCGAGGTCAAGCAGGGGACACCGGCAACGAATGCCACGGCACCGGCGCTTGTGCGAGATTCGACGCGCTATGAAATGAGCCTTGCGACGGTCACCATTACCAAGGGCGCTACCACGGTCACGCAGGCTAATATCACCGACACGCGCGGTGATAGCGACGTTTGCGGTTTCGTGCAAGGTCTAGTACAACAGGCGGATACGTCAATGCTCTTCACTCAATGGGACGCGGCAGGGCGCGCGCAGATCGAGAGCAACCAAACCGCGTGGGACGAATGGCTCGATGAAGTGAAACAAGCGCTTGTTTCCGGCACGCTCGACCTACAGCGGCAGACCACCAACATTACGACGGGCAATGACACCGTCTCGTCAATCGACATTGACCAGCTTTTGCCGTCGTTCAATTACGCGGTCGATTATCTCGATGTTTACATCAACGGCCTTAAGCTAACCACGAACGACTACACGATGAGCGGCGCGCGCGTCACGTTCACCGTGCCAATCACGCACGCGGGAACTGTCATCGAGGTTACCATTTGGCAGCAACGCGCGAACTAGCCAACTGGTAGAAATGGGGCGTTGTCATGCCTACAGAGGTAATTTCAATAATCATCGCCTTTGTCGGCGTGTGCATCGCGTTTGTCGGGTTTCTCGCGAACGCACGCAATGACAGCGCTAAGGCAGAGGGTCGAATGGGCGAGATCGTCACCAAACTTGATTTCATAGGGGATGATCTAAAGGACTTAAAAGCATCGTACAGGAGCGTCACTAGCGAACTGCAAGCGGTGCGAGACATTGCGACGCGCGCGCAGGAAAGCGCTAGCAGCGCGCACAAGCGCCTAGACCGGGCCGGTATCGACATTCACGAATAGGGGGCTTCACTATGGAAATTGAACTTATCGTTAGGCTTATCGTTTCCGTTATCGCTGCTATCAACGCGGCGGCGGCTGCTTTCGGCTTCAATCCTTTCAACGTTGATGAGCAGACCATTTACACGGTTGTTAGCTTTGTCGCGGCTTTGATCACGTGGATTTGGGGCTTTTGGAAGAACAATGACTTCACGGATGAAGCAAGGCGCGGCACGGCGCATATGCGTCAGCTAAAGGCGGAACGGCGTAGCAAGTAGAGAACCGGACGCGGTAGCCTTTGGGCGGCGCGTTGGCGCTACTCCATGCGTGGGGTAGCGCCTTTTTTGTGCCTAACCCTCAATATGGCGGCACCTATCCCACCATGACCAATATACCACCACAACCACAGCCGGAAAAGGCAAAACACATGATTAGCACAATTGAAGCCCATTTGTGGAGCATATTTGAATCCGTTTATTCTCGCTTGTGGTTGTGGTGGTAGCGCCTATAATGAAATCAACGAAAGGCAAGGTGGACACACCAACCGGAAAGGATCTGTAATGCGTAACGTGGAGTATGACGCGCTCATGAGCAAGCTTGAAAGCCTTTTGCTCGATACAAAAGAAGCGGCCATTGCAGCGCGCAGGGAAAGTGAGCCAATGAGCCATGACCGGCGCTTGTTAATGTGGGTTACCAGCGAACTTAACAACATGATTGACGCGGTAGTTGACCGTGACGGAATCGACTAGGACGGCGCAAGGCCCCTGCAAGGGGGCCTTTTCGTTGCCGTAACCAATGGCGCGTTTACGTGTGTAGGACGTGTGAAGTGTATTGTATTGTGGTTGTTGTGGCGATATAATAAAGCTGCAAGCAAGGCAAGGCCACACGACACGAAAGGAACTACGATGATCGTCTACGACTACAAGACTACGGGCAAGATCATCAACGGCAACTACATTGGAGCGCCTAAGCAGAGTGGCAAGCCCATCGACGGCCCTATCGGAAAGCGCGTTTCGGTTGTAGTTGATGGTAAGACCTATGTTCGCACAATGTACACGCGCACCATTTGGCACGACATGATGACCAAGCGTAAGGACATTGCCCGATTCGTCATCATCAACGGCATTAACTATGAGGTTGCCAAAGCCTAGCAAGTAAGCGCGGCCCCTGCTAAGGCAGGGGCCTACCAGAACGAAAGGGGCATCCATGAGCAATGGCAACAGGCTTCACGATGGTTTGGTTGACGCATACGCGGCGGGCTATCGGGCGGGCGTTGAGGGTTGCGCGCAATACGTTAGGTTGTCGGCGGCATTGCTCGAGATTCAAGGCGTTGTGACATTGGCGGTCGATGATCTCAACGATGTCGCGCGCTATATGTTGCAGCACATGGGCGAGGTTGCCGACAACCTCAAAGACGGTTAAGGGGAAAGAATGCCTATGGAACGTTTGCGCTATCCGGCCAATTGGGATGAGATAGCGCGACGTGCCATTTGCGCTATGACGCGGCGCAACATGCGGAAACACGCAAAAGGCGAAAGGGGCAAGCATGAACTATTACGAACTGCAAGATATTGTTGATGAGATCGACGCGGTTAGAAACGGGGCCATAGTTGGCAAAATGCGCATGAATGTTGTAGCGGTGCAAGTCGATAAGCTAGAGGATTGGGCAACGCGCATATGCCTTGCAATGCTTGCGGACAATTCGGGAATGATTGAACTTGTGAAGCTTGCGGACGCATTCAATGCAGCAATGGAGAGCGGCAACAGGGAAAAGATCATAGATTGCATTGAGGTTGCGGGTTGCATGGATTGGGCTTCAATACCGGTTTTTGCGTCTGCCATTGACTATGTGCGCGCATATAAAGACTTTCAAAGGCAAGATATCAATGATGATAGGGGCGAATGATGCAGTTAGGATATTGCGATTGGTGCGGCAAAGACCTTAAGCTAACGCCTTGGAGAATGCGCATTGGTGCGGATGTTTATATCTATGACCTTTGCGACGAATGCAAGGACTTTATAGTTAACTCTTGCGAGATCACGCGCAAGATCAGGCGGATAAAGGACCAGCAAGAAGATGATTCAGCTAGCATTGTTTGACGCAACCGGCGCGGCGTGCGTGCATCATGGCGGCATGTCGTGCGGGCGCGATATTTGCAAACGTAACGGCGGCAAGGTCTTTACCGTTTGCAGCGTTGGTGTTTTCGGTGATGCGCCGCGTTGCGCGTGGGAAGAACCGGACAACAGCAAGGAAGCTTGCGCGCGGCGCTTGCTTTGGTTGCGTGAGAATGGGGCCAATGATGAAGGATGAAGCCTATAGGCGTTGGCATCGTCGCTACTACGCGCGGACGGCGTTTGCGCCAAACCACAGGAAACCATGGAGCGAAAGCGACGAACGAACGGTGATGCGTCATGAGTTGCCAGACAGGGAACTGTCTAGGATCTTGGGGCGTTCAGTCAATGCGATACAGCACAAGCGCAGACAGCTAAAGGCGGCGGGCTATGACAGCGGTGATTAGGACGCTGATAGTCTTCTATCTGGTTTACATCGCGTTGGCGGTACTTGTGATAACGACGTTAGCAGTTGTGTTCATGGTCGAGATCTTCATTGAGTCACGGAGAAAGGGGCGCGGCAATGGGCATGGATTACAGCATAGGAAAGGCAGACTTTGAGCGGGCGCGCGCGGTTGCGCGTAGGCTCATGGACTACGACGGGCCAATGACCATTGAATTTGGTGGCTTTACATGGCTACTCAAGGAAGATCAGATATTTGCGCTAGGTTGCGGAATGCTTGTCGCGCTCGAGATCCTAAAGGGCGGTAACGTCGGGAACGCGGCGGATGCGGTAAACGCGGCTTGTCGTGCATATGTTGAGTACGTAGACATTAGAGACAGGCTTTCCGACAAGTGCTAACATCGTGCTAACAGGTCGTGCAGGAGTGGAAGCCTAACGATCAAAAATAGGAAAGGTTTGGGAAGACGCGCTTTCGGGCGCGTTTTTCCATTAAATAGAACGGTTTCCAATTAAATAGAACGGTTTCCAATTAAATAGAACGGCTTTCAATTCGTTCTCACGTTTCTTCTAATGGTGACAAAACCGCAGGTAGAAGGCTTGCGGAGACGGCGTTTCCGGCCCGATAATTTCCCCTTTGGACTGATATACGCGGGGTTTGGGAAATCATCGCGTTTTGGTTTGTGTAGACGGCGTGTTTCCCGTTGTACTGTTGTGGTGGTTGCGCTATAAATGTTCTGCAAGCAAGGCACGGCCACACGACATGAAAGGCGGCGCTCAATGAAGCTTTACAGGGACGGGATAGAGGTCTTGGGGCGCGATGATCTTGAGTACACGATACTAATGAACACATGGAGTAGCGACCAAAAGAAGCGCGGGCGGTACTTTCCCGAAATTCACTATCATCCCAAAGACAGGCGTTGGGAAGCGGTTGAGGTTGGCGGTTGCAACGGTTACAAGACCTACAACGGCGCATTGAACGCGGTGAAGAAGCACGCAAACGTGCGCGGTTTCGTTCTCGTACTTTCGTAGGCAATTGGATCACGGCCCCTGCATACGTTGGGGCCAAAGAAGGGGGTAGCGAATGTGCGTTTCGGCTGCAATTCTCAAAGGGGATAAGACGCAAGTTATGACGGCGCGAGACATTCGCGCGCGCATTCTCGAGGGCTTGCGCACACACGCGGAAAGGATGCGTGAGATATACCGTGATGAGCCCAGGGACGTTGCGCTATTCGATGAGCAATTTACGCGCTGCTTTGTCATGCCAGTTGCGACGAACTCAAGCGCACTTTGGTTTGTCGATCACGCCTATCTTGCGGAAATGAGGGGGAACAACCTAGTTGCGGCGCTTCATACGGCACTTGTGAAGAACGTGTGATATCGTTGCATTGTGGTTGTGGTGGCGGTATACTCATATCGTAATCAAGGCACAGCCGAAAGGGGCAGACAATGAAGATGACGCGCGAGGAACTCATCGCCTACTACACCAAGCAGCTTGCAAAGGTTGAAGCGGCCTACGGCAACGGCGGCGCGGATGCAATGGGCAACGAAAGCGCGGCATACATCGAATTCGCGCGTAAGAATCTCGAAGCGGTCAAGAATGGGCGTGAGTGGTAGCAGCAAGCGCGGCCCCTGCAAGCGCGTGGGTCAACCCACGCGAAAGGGGCCGACAATGAAGAAGTGTTATGGCGGTTGGTATGTCGGGCGGAAAGTGTCAGTCAACATTGACGGAATGGATTATACGCGCGTTGTCAGAGATAGGCGTGAATGCGGCATGTATATAGTTGTCAACGGCATTGAACATTACGAATACGAATTCGAGTACGCCAATGCGAACGAAAGGACTACAGACAATGACTAACAAGATCGATGAAACGGCGATAGTGGCAAGGCTTAATGATTTCTTGAAGCATATTGGAAACGCGCTCAAGCATAATGACGTGAGGAACTTTGAGTATTGGAGTGGCGTATACGACGGATACCGCGACGCTTTGGCAGCTTTGGGAACACGCGTCGTGTACGGCAAAGATAACACGATCATTGGCATAGAGCGCATATAGACGGAACGACAGACGGAAAGGCCCCTGCATATGCGGGGGCCTTTCCTTTCTCGTACTCAATGCGTCGTTTGTGGTGATAATGTGTTCTCGCGTTTGTCGTTTGTTGTGGTGGTAGTCGGCCCTATAATAGAGACAAGTTAAGGCACAAGCCCAAAGGGGGCACCGGAAATGACCAACGCACAGATCATCGAACTTGCAAAGAACGCCAACGGCATCACGGAGGACGCGCACACGTTCGCGCATTGGAAGACTCTAGGCTATTGCGTGCGCAAGGGCGAACACGCGGCCTTTTCGTGCAACATCTGGAAGACGGCAACGCGTAGGCGCAACGGGCGCGAGGTTGTCACGGTTGACGATGAGGACAAGCCCATAATGTTCATGAAGCGCGCGCATTTCTTCACGCGCTCGCAGGTTGACGCAATGGCGCTTGCGTAGTGGTTGTGACGGCGGCGGCGGTACCTCAAGCGGGGTACCGCCAACGGCTATCATTGCCACGACGGGAAAGGCGTGGTGGTAGCTATGAGACGGCACGGTAACTTTGACACTAGGGACTATCGGTATGAGTACGTGGAGCCTAGCAACGGCCAAAGGCTAAGCGGAATGCTCATGAACGCGACAAGCGGGAAAGACTATATAGAGCGCGCAAAGGAACTAGCGGCGAGGGGCAAGCAGCAAGTAAGGGTTGTCAAGTACAAGCGAATTAGAGAAGTGATCTGGTCACAGGATGACGAAAGGGGCTAAAGGTGGAGATCATGAAGGGCGGACAAGGAAACACAATCAAGCAAGCCAACCTTTGCTTTCTAAACATGGGAAGCGTGCGCGATGCGGTCTACCAGCACTTTATCAGTGATTCCGACTGGAGCATACCTGTTAGGACGGCAACGCGCGAACACATCCACAAGCAGATTGTTTGCCTACGCGCGGAACTCAAGCGACTTGACCTCATGTTGGGTAACTTTGACTAGGGCGCGAGGGGCGGCAGCGATATTCGTTGCCGCTTCTTTTAGTTTGTGGTGAAAGTGTGTTGCATCTTGCGCGCTTGTGGTTGTGGTGCTATTCTGTCCATAGTGAAGTAGTGGCAACGCTATTAAGGGGGGGATACGTGATGACGGATCAAGAGGTTCTGGCAATGCGCGCGGCGTGGGTTGTCGCTTTCGTCGCTTTCGGCTTGCTTTGTGCGTACAGCTATGACGTGCGCGGTTACGTCGCATTTGGTGGCGAATGGCTCATGTTCATGCTCCCATACTTTGCGCGCGTTATGCTCGAGGTAAGGCGGGCGCGCTAGATGGGCGCGGCGCGCTACACGGCTGCTAACTTCTGGGGCTATGGGACGGAAAGAAGGTACGTCGCTTACATGATCAAGGGCGGCGTAAGCCCCTACGACGTTGCGGCGGCTCTAGGGCTATCGCTTGCGGAATTGGCGCTACTGTATCCCGACGAAATGCCAAAGGAACACAAGCAGGTGACAAGCTGCAACAATGGCGAATTGAGGTCTAAGAAGACGTGGACGCGGCAAGAGGAACAGATAGTTAGGGACTACTATCCCACACATGGCGCGTCTTGGGGCGGTTGGTTGGAATTGCTTGGTGACAGGTCATACGCTGCAATTCAGCGTAAGGCGCACAACTTGGGCGTTCATAGGATGAAAGGGTACAAGGATGCAGGAAATAGTAAAGTTTGAAAGTGACGCAGGTGCAACGGTGGAGATCTCGCGCGCGGACGTGGCAAACTACATTTGCCCAAATGCGACAGACAAGGAAATAGCGCTATTTCTGCAACTGTGCGCGGCTCAAAGGCTAAACCCTTGGGTGCGTGACGTTCATCTGGTCAAGTACGGCGATAATCCCGCACAGATAATCACCGGTAAGGAGGTATTCACCAAACGCGCGAACGCACATCCCGACTTTGAAGGGTATGAAGCTGGTGTGACGTTCGTTGACGCACGCGGGAACGTGCGACAGCGCGAGGGAAGCGCGGTCTATGCGGCGGCTGGTGAGACGCTTGTCGGCGGCTGGTGTCGCTGCTTTGTCAAGGGGCGTAAGCCATACTTTGACGAGGTTGCGCTCGAGGAATACAACACGGGCAAGAGCCTTTGGGCAAAGAAGCCCGCAACCATGATTCGTAAGGTTGCGCTAGTCCATTGCCTACGCGAAGCATTCCCCGATTCATTCGCGGGGCTTTACTCGCAAGAGGAAATGGGCGCGGATGACCTGCCAGCACAGGCACCAAGGCCCGCTGCAAGCGTTGAGGTCGAGCAACCGGAAAGCGCGCACGATGCGGCGGCGGCAGATTCGGACACCTTGAACGCACTCATGGACAAGGCAAAGCAGCTTGCAGAGTTGCGCGGCGTTGACGTTAAGACGGCATATGATGCGGTTGCTAGTCATGGCATCATTCGAGCAATGGGCTTCAATGGGAAAATCTGGACTTTCGCACAGGCCACGGCTGGAATGAGACTACTTGACGCTTGGATAGCAAAGGCGGCGGCGGAGAGCGTGCCCATTGTCGATGACGATGAGGTCGAGCCGGACAGCATGGAGGACTAGAATGAGCGGTTTCAACGGCTATAAGCAGGGGAACGAGATCAAGACGCGTCTTGTCGAGCGCCTAAAGCGCGAGGGCATCGCCTATTGGCAAATTGCCAACTATTACGGCGTTCATGACAACACGGTCGTTAGGTGGATGAGAAACCCAACGCCAGAGGTTGAAGCGCACATGAACGCGGCTATTGATGCAATCATCGCTTGTCAGGTTGCGACGGCATAGTGCGTGCGTTGTTTGTGACGGGGCCGCGTCTCCAATGGCGCGGCCTTACCTTTTGGGACAATCGGTGTTAGAAGTTGGGACGGGGGTGATTTGCTATGGTCTTCACGTTTGAATATGCAGGGCCGGTGCGGGGACAGGGACGGCCACGGTTCACGCGCGTTGGGGTGCGCGTTCGCACATACGACAGGTTGGCAGACGTGCGATACAAACAAGCGTTGCGACGTGAGTACATCGAGCAAGGCGGCCCGCATTTTGGCAGCGGGCCGGTTAACGTCACAATTGCTTGCATGAGGGCGTTGCCAAAGACGCTAGTGCGCGCCGGTGCAGAGGTTGACATACACAAGCCGGATGCGGACAACATCGCAAAGGCAGTTTTGGACGCGCTAACGGGCGTTGCCTATGACGATGACAAGCAGGTTACGCGGCTTGTCGTGGAAAAGTACCCACGTATTGCAAGCGGCGGCGATAGGTTGCGCGTTACCGTTGCGGACGTTGGCGAAATGCTTTATCCGTACCAGTACGAAATCAGGTAAAAGGGGGAGTCATGAAAGCTGCAATAATCGCGCTATCTCGTGCGGACATTAGCGACTATACCTATTTCATTAATCAAGTGGTGGATAACGCGCGGCAACTAGGGGCCTTGAATGGCTTTGCATCTACTCAAGACGAATTTCTCGCGGATGTTTTGAGCGCGTGCGGTGTGCCGGTTTGCGAGATCAGCGCACACGACACGTCTACCGTTACAAGCAGGGACTAGACAAGGGGGGCAAGGTGGCTAACTACTATCACGACGGCGAAAGCCTAGAGCCTATCAAGGTCATTGAGTATGTTTGTCGTGGCATATCGGGAACGTCTGCATTCTGCATTGGGAACATGATTAAGTACATCATGCGCGCGGGAAAGAAGCCAAACGTTTCAGTTGAAGATGATTTGGCAAAGGCGCGAGACTATGCCCATATGCTTGTCTATGGCGTTTGGCCGGATGATAGCTATATCACGGTCAAGTCACAAGACGTGACGTTTTAAGGGGGCAAACGGTGAAGCTTTACGAGATTGATAGCGCTATTCTGCAAGTTATTGAGAATGACTTTTCCTTTGATGACGAGACGGGCGAGGTATTCTTTACGGTCGATGATCTCAACGCGCTTGACATGGCACGAAATGAGAAGCTAGAGGGATGCTTGCTTTTCATCAAGAATTGCGAGAGTGAAGCGGCGGCAATCAAGGCGGAAATCACGGCGCTACAGGCGCGCGCAAAGCGCAAGCAAGCGGCGGCGGATAGGCTAAGGGAGTACGTTCTCTATAGCATGGAGTCAATGCACGACAAGACCTTTGAGACGGCAAAGGCATATGCGCGCGTTGGCTATTATCAGCGCGTGGACGTTGAGGACATGGACGCGCTACCGCATGAGTACGTGCGCGAGAAGGTGACGGCATCACCGGACAAGACGGCGATCAAGAAAGCTATCAAGGCCGGTGCAGAGGTCAAGGGCGCGCGCCTTGTCTCGTATCCTAGCCTTACGGTCAAGTAGTGATATCATGGGCGCGGCCCGCGTTTCCCCTTTGGCGCGGGCCGACACAGGCGCGAGGGAATGGCGGTGCGACGGTGGAGCGGCTAAGGCTAGTGGCGGCAAGTGCGGCGTTTGTCTTGCTTCTTGTATGCTTTTGGCCGGTTGCGGTTCTCGCGCTTGTCATAGACGCTTGCTTTGGCGGTGATGACCAGAATTACTATCACCGGCTCTAGGTCATTCAGAGGGGTTACGCATTCGCGGGGCTATCCTCGCGTTTCGGCTTGGGCGGTATCGGACGCGGTACCGCCTTTTTGTGTAGCAAATGTGTAGGGTATTGTGTTGTTGTGGTTGTGGCCCTATAATCAAATTAAAGAAAGGCGCAAGGGAAAGGGTATACAATGAAGATCAGGACGGCACTTGTTAAGGACGCGAACGGCAACCATCACATCATCCGCGACGATTACTATACGAACAATAATGAATTCGCGGCGGATCTTAGGGGCAACGGCTTTAAGGTTCTCAACGTTTGGGCTAAGAACGCAAGTGACACAGAGGTTGAGAATTGGCATTTTCTCAATAGGAAGTAAGATAAAAGCAAGCAAGATCCAAGCCCCTGCGAAAGCGGGGGCCTTTTCTTTGGCAAAATTCTTTTATGTGTTCTTTGTGTGCCGTTACTTTACATAAGATTGCAGCACATGCCTTGACCTGCCAATTGTTGAAAACTCAACCGCTTTGCAGGTCTTGACAGTAGCGTTACAATTGCGCTTGCCAGTGGGCAAGGCCCCACAGGGCTTGCGGCGCGTGACACACGCAACGCAAAGCAAGCCGAAAGGCACCGGCGCGCATTGTTGAGGGGGGAATACTATCTATTTCTTAGACCAATGTTGAAAACTTGTCGAAAACTTGTTGAAAAGTCATAGCAATGTTGAAAACTTGTCGAAAAGTAACAGACTGGAAACAATCATGTTTGGTAAGACCCTAACGGCACGTGACATTAGGTTGCTCAACGCGGCATGTGACGAACTGCGCGGGAACTGCGCGGGCGGTTGCTTGCAAGTAGGTTGGTGCAAGGCGTGCTTTGACCTATGCAGGTCACGCGAGACGGTTAGCGCTATCATTGAGGACAGGGCAAGCGGATCTCGAGACGGGGGCGGCAAGGATGACGCTATCTAAGTCAGAACAGGCGGCACAGGTTGCAGAGCATATTTGCAAGCATGACGCACACGGCTACAGCCAGCCAAACAGGGCCGGTGACGGCACCATAGAGGAAATCACGCTTTCTGACGGCTCAAAGGTGTACATACACGGCGGGGAATTCGACTGTAGCGAACTGGTGAGAATGTCCTACAGGGCGGCGGACGTTCTGCCGTATGGCTCGTACATGTGGACGGGCAATGAGGATGCCTTGCTAAGGGCCAATGGCTTTGAGCGTGTGCCAGTTGTAAATGCGGTGCGCGGTGACGTGCTTTGGCGCGAGGGCCATACTGCCATTTACCTTGGGGACGGAAAGATCGCAGAAGCCTACTACGGTGACGCGGGGTTATCGGGCATCAAGGGCGATCAGGACGGCACGGAGGTTAGGATAGCGAACTTCTACCCTACAAGGTGGACGCGCTGCTATCGCTACACGCGAGACAAGGCAGACACGCACGAAAAGGGCGCGCGGCTCATTGTTGACGGCTATTGGGGGCCAGCCACGACACGCGCGCTACAGGCGGCCTTTGGCACCACGGTTGACGGCGTTGTGTCACATCAGTACCAAGACGGGCTAAAGCCAGCTTGCACCTTGGGTTGGCAGTACGACGAAAGCGGAATCGGCAGCGAACTCATATGCGCGATGCAGCGTTGGTTGGGCGTTAGCGTGGACGGGCTTTTTGGCGGCGCTTCAATCAGGGCGCTACAGGTCAAGATGTGGACTACGGTTGACGGGCGGCTCGATGCGCCTAGCGCGTGCGTTAAGCAAATGCAGCGGCTTCTTAACGCGGGTAACCTGCTTAACAGGTGATGACCTATGGCACGCGGGCGAAAGGGAAAGTATGAGACGTGCGTTCGCGCGCGTTTCGATGAGATCCGGCGTTGGTGCGAGAGCGGCGCGACGGACAAGGAAATTATAGAATTGCTAGGTATCTCTACCAGCGCTTTCTATGACTACAAGGACAAGCACGGCGAGTTTTCGGAACTCTTAAAAAGCGCAAGAAAAGTGCCGGTGCGCGAGATAAAAGCGGCACTATACAGGCGGGCCACGGGCTTTCAGTATTCGGACGTGCAAGAGATAGAGGAAAACGGCGTTGTCATTCGGCGCATTCGCAACATAAAGACGGCGCTGCCGGATCCTGCTAGCGCGATGATCCTGCTAAAGCATTGGGCGCGTGATGAGGGATGGACTAACGATCCGCAAACGCTCGAGGTAAGAAAGCAAGAGTTGGAACTCAAGAGAAAGCAGCTTGAAGAAGGGACGTGGTAGGTATGCCGTATGGCTTCAACGATGACAAGAGCAAGGCGGAATTCCCTACATATGCGGGCAACCTCGCACAGGGCGTTGACATTGGCGGTTACTATACGCCAATCGGCGGAACGACACGCAGGATCTATGATATTCCTAGCGACGGATTTATCAACGTCATCAATGGCACGAAAGCAAACATGCTCTTTTTGCTCTACGGTGCTGGGACTGGCTACAGCCCTATGATGAGTTTCACCGTTGCGGCGGGCGCTTCATCCGTTGTCAAAGTTACGGGCGGTATGCGTATCACGGTAAACGCAAGTGCGGCGCTTTCGGCGGGAACTGCCATGTTCTACGCGCTTTCGTAGCAGATGAAGACGCTAAGGGACTTCTACCGTTCGCGTGAGTGGGAAAGCTTTAGGCGCGTTGTCATAGCGGAAAGCACGGATCCGGCAACGGGCTTTGTCATGTGCGCGCATTGCGGCAAGCCAATCTTGAAGAAGTATGATCTTGTCGTACATCACAAGCGGGAATTGAGTGAAGCCAACGTGAATGATGCTTTGGTTGCGCTCAATCCCGACAACTGCGAATGCGTACACTTCAAATGCCACAACGCGATACATGAGCGCTTTCAAGGTGGCAACGGCGGATACAGGCCTAAGCCTAGGGCGGTTCACATCGTCTACGGCGCGCCGTGTTCCGGCAAGTCAACGTGGGTGCGCGAGAACATGACTCGCGGCGATCTGGTCATTGACCTTGACAGCATATGGCAGAGCATTAGCAACCTGCCACGATACGAGAAGCCTAGTAGCCTAAAGGCGGTGGCATTTGGCGTGCGTGACAATCTCTATGACCTAGTGAGGACTAGGGCGGGAAAGTGGCGGACGGCGTTTGTCGTTACGGGCGCGCCGCGTCGCGCGGACAGACAACGGCTCATGTCTCGCGTCGGTGCGGATGATGCTATCTATATCGACGCTACCCAAGATGAGTGTATGGAGCGGCTAGCGCGCGCGGGGGACAGACCAGTAGACCAATGGGCAACGTTCATTGATGAGTGGTTCGAAGCATATCAGCCAGATTAGCGTAGTTTTCGACAAGTTTTTCAACAAAGACGGACGAAACCGCAGGTCAGAGAGTCCCCCCGACTGTTGAAAACTTGTCGGCAAAGGGGAGTGCAAGAGGATGCCCATAGGATTTACCGTGCGCGGAAATTTGAGGTTTTGGGAAAGCGTTTGCCTACGTTTTAAGACGTTTGGCAATGGTTGCGATACTTTGGGCTAATTTGCGGGGTGGTTGTGATGACGGACAGGGAGAAGCGGCGCGCGGAATTGCTCAAGACGTTTGAAAACGTTGAGGGCGTTAACGTCGTAATGGGGCCAATGGTCGATGACATGGTTTTTCTCGAGGAACGACTAGCAGAGTTGCGACAACTGCCATTCATTCGCGTCAACCCAAACAACCCTGCACAGCAAAAGCCAACGGCGGCGGCGCGTCAATACAAAGAGTTGCTACAGCAGTACAACAATTGCGTAAAGATTATTGCGGGCGCTATCAAGAATACTGCCACAGAGGATGAAAGCCCCTTGCGCGCATTTCTTAGGACGGTTGCCAATGGTAACTAACAAGGCGCTTGAAGATACGTGGCTATACCAATACAAGGCGGCAATAGACCGTGGCGAGATCATCGCGGGCGATGACATGCGCACGGAACTTGAAAACCTGCTAGCGGATATGACGCGTAGTGAGTACGTCTATGACACGTCAAAGGCGGACTTGCGCATACGCTTCATCGAAACGTGCTGCAAGCTAACGAAATCGCCGTTTTATGGGAAGCCATTCTTGTTGCTTCTTTGGCAGAAAGCTTTTATTGAGGCGCTCTATTCATTCAAGATGCAGACACTTGATAGCGGCGCGCGTTGGGTAGATCGCTTTGTTGAGAGCCTTTTGCTTATCACGCGCAAGGGCGGCAAGACGGAACTTGTCGGCGGACTCGAGATATCCGAAATGATCCTAGGCAATGCCGGTAGCGACATTGTTTGTAGCGGCATGGATGACGGAACGGCGGCGCTTGCATATAAGGCAATCGACACTATGCGCGTTCAGCTAGACCCAAGGAACAGGGACACGTGGCGCAATCAAGAGGGCCTTACCTGCTTTGCGACAAACAGCCACATTTACCGCTTGAGCGACTCTACACGACAGCGCGAGGGGCGCAACGTTGACTTTTGCACGATTGATGAGGTATGGAGCCTAGACAAGACAAGCGATATCTATACCGTTATCCAACAGTCAACATCTGTTAAGGACGAATACAAGATCATCATGCTAGGTTCAGAGGGATTCGTGGACGGCGGACTATTGGACGAAAAGCGCGAGGAATACAGCAAGATCATCTATGGCGAGGATGACAGCGACGCGGCAAAGCGCAAGTTGCCTTGGCTCTATACGCAAGATGACGAACGCGAGGTATGGGACACGGATGAGAACGGCATTTCCCGTGCGTGGGAGAAGTCAAACCCCAGCATAGGCAGCGTTAAGAAGTGGTCATACCTCAAAGACAGAGTCGATGAAGCGCGCAACAGCGAAAGCAAGCGCGCGTTCGTGCTTGCTAAGGACTTCAACTTCAAAGTATCGAGCGCTAGCAGTTGGCTAGGGTCGGACGCGCTCGAGGATGACGCGCGCTTTGACCTAGAGGAATTCAGGGGCGCTTTGACATTGGGTGGCGTTGACCTCGCGGAAACGACAGACCTTTGCAGCGCCAAGGCGTTGTTCATGCGCAAGGGTGATAGGCACAAGTACGTCAAAAGCATGTACTGGATACCGGAAAGCAAGCTAGACCAAAGCAGCGACAGCGACGCGGGCGCGGAATACGTCAAATGGGCGCGCGAGGGCCTTATTCGCATTGTTGAGGGAAACGAGGTTGATACGGCGCTAGTGGCGGACTGGTACGCGGAACTCTATCGCGAATACGGCGTTAGACCATACAAGATAGGCTATGACCAGCGTTTCGCAAAGCCATTCGTGCAGCGCATGGACGATTACGGCTTTGAGGTCGAAATGGTCTACCAGACGCGTTATGTCCTAAGCCCGCCAATGCGTTTGGTGGAAGCGGATCTAAACGACGGGCTTATATGCTTCAATGGGAACGACGTTGACCGTTGGTGTCTAGGCAACGTCGCGTGCAAGATCTTTGACACGGGCTTGATAATGCCCATCAAGCCAAAGGGTCAACCACATAGGCGCATTGACGGCGCTTTGTCGCTTATAATGGCATACGAAATGCTAAGGCGGTACAGAACTGATTATTACTCGACGTTGAGAGGTTAAGCCAATGGGTATGCTCGACTTTTTTTCCAAGTGGCGAAAGACACGGACGAATGAGCGATACGCGCGTATGCTCAACGGCACCGTACCCGTCTTCTCGCAGTTTGGTGATGACATTTACGCAAGTGACGTAGTGCAGCAGTGTATCTACACTATCGTAACCGAAATGAAGAAGCTAAGGCCTATGCACGTAAGACGCGCGGGGCTTGACTATGGGCCGGTCAATGACTCCACCGTGCAAAAGGTGCTTGACAACCCCAACTATCTAATGACTAGGAGCGATCTTCTCGAGAAGATCACATGGCAAGTCATGTTGAATTACAACGCGTTCATTTACATCGAACGCGACAGGGGCGGCAGCGTCACGGCACTTTGGCCGCTTGCGCCGGTCACCGTCACTTTCCTAGAGGACGGCGGCGGGCGCTTGTTCGTTGACATGACGTTTAGGAGCGGACAAAACTACATATTGCCTTATGACTCTTTGGTACACATCAAGACGCACTACAGCGTCAATGAGTTTATGGGCGGCAATGAGCAGGGACAGCCGGACAACGGCGCGTTGCTCAACACTCTTGACCTCAATCACATCATGCTACAAGGCGTGCGAAAGGCGCTCAAGAGCAGCTTTGCGATCAATGGTATTGTTAAATACAACACCTTGCTAGATGACGGCAAAATGGCCGCAAACATTGCGGAATTCGAGAGCAAGTTAGCATCGTCACAAAGTGGAATCCTACCGCTTGATAACAAGTCAGACGTGATCCAATTCAAGCGTGACATCAAGATCGTTGACACCGACACGCTCAAGTTTATCGATGACAAGATCTTGCGTCACTTTGGCGTTCCGCTTGCGATTCTCGAGGGCGATTATTCAACGGAAACCTATGAAGCTTTCTATAATCGCGTTCTCGAGCCATTGATCATCAACTATAGCGAAGCTTTCACTAAGGGCATCTTCACCCAGAGGGCAATCCAAGGGTTCGATAATCACATCTACTTCTATCCGAAAGAACTAGTCTTCATGTCTACGTCCCAAGTGCTGCAAATGGTGCATGAGTTGGGCCAGACGGGGACGCTTTACGAGAATGAGAAGCGTATGGCCTTTGGCCTACCGCCTATCGCGGAATTGCAGGGCGTGCGGCTCATGTCGCTTAACTATGTCAACGTCAATGACGCGCGGCTCTATCAGTTGGGCGATGACGGCGGGAACAACGGCAGTAATGGCGATGCGGTAGAATATGGGGATGACAACGTTACCGTCACCATTGATGACGGCGGGGAGGTCTAGTTAATATGAGCAAGCGCGACAACATGGAACAGCGTTCCTACAGCTTTGAGATCAGGGCGGATGACAGCGACGCGGGCGCAATCATCACGGGCCGTCCCATCGTTTATGAGAGCGTGACGGACATTGGGCCGTTCGATGAGGTCATCAAGCGCGGCGCGCTCGACGGCACCAACCTTAAGGACGTTCGCTTTCTGGTTAATCATGACTTCTCGCGTATCCCGCTTGCGCGCTCGAGGAACAACAATGAGCGCTCTACCATGAAGCTAACACCGGATGCGGACGGGCTTGCAATCCGCGTGCGGCTCGACGTTGAGAACAACAGTGAAGCGCGCGCGCTCTACAGCGCGGTCAAGCGCGGTGACATTAGCGGCATGTCTTTTCTCTTTGCCGTGAAAGATGACGAATGGGCCGACATAGACAGCGAACACCCGACACGCACGATCAAGGCCATTTCAGAGGTTCTAGAGGTTTCAGCGGTGACCTTTCCCGCGTATGAAGCCACGGACATACAGGCTAGGAGCGCAAGCGCGTTGGACAACGCGCGGGCGCGGGCGGCGTTGGACAACGCCAATAGCAAGGCACCGGACGGCGCTAAGGGTACTACGGATTATTGGGCAGACGTAATGATCGATCTCTACAACTAGGGGTGAAGAAGATGCACAAGAACAACGTTAAGAAGATTCAGAAGCTTATCAAGGCAAAGCAGGAGCAGGAGCAGCGACTCAATGAGTCCCTCATCAATGAGGACGTGAAGGAAAAGCGCGCCGCAATCGGCGATACCCTGCGCGCGCTTCACGATGAGATCGACGCGCTTATGGATATGGCGCGCGATGAGGGCAAGGATGATGAGCAGGACGCGCAGGACGGCGCGGACGATGATGAGCGCGGGCCGCGTGAGGACAACGGCGGCGAGGGCCGTTCTTTCCGTCCCATCGCCACTTATGGCGCTAAGTCCATCGAGCAGCGCGGCGCTGTTGATAACGACTTTACCAATACGCTTGAGTACCGCACGGCTTTCAAGCACTTTGTGGCCACGGGCGAGAAGACCACCTTTGAGGGCCGACAGGACGCTAACACTCTTACCACGGACGTTGCCAGCGTCATTCCCACCGTGGTTATGAACCGCATTATTGAGGGCCTTACCGTTTCCGGTATGATCCTGCCAGAGGTCACGCGCACGGCATACGCGGCTGGTCTTGTCATTCCCACTTCTAGCGTGAAGCCGGTTGCCACGTGGGTCAATGAGGGCGCTTCTAGCGACCGACAGAAGAAGACCACCGGCCAGATCACCTTTAGCCATTTCAAGCTGCGTTGTGAGATCTCCATGAGCGCAGAGGTTGACGCTATGGCGGTCAGCGCCTTTGAGACTGCTTTTGTTGCCAACGTCATCGACGCTATGACGGTTGCACTTGAGACGGCTATTATTGGCGGCACCGGCACCGGCCAGCCCACCGGCATTATGGCACAGACTGTGCCCACGGGCCAGACCATTACCCTTGCCGGTGCTACCCCGACTTACGCGGAACTTTGCGCGGCGGAAGCGGCTCTCCCCGTTGAGTACGACAACACAGCTAAGTGGTTCATGACCAAGGCGCAGTTTATGGGCTTTGTCGGCATGGTCGATGACAACGGCCAGCCCATCGCGCGCGTCGATTACGGCATCGAGAACAGGCCAGTGCGCCGTCTGCTTGGGCGTGAGGTCATCGTGCATCCCTACGGCGCTGCTATGGGCACCAAGGTTGTCGCGGGTATCTTTGACTTTAGGGATTACGTCCTCAACACAATCTATGACCTTGGTATTCAGCGTCATCAGGATTGGGACACGGAGGACTATCTCACTAAGGCGGTCATGTCTGTTGACGGCAAGCCGGTTTCCAACGCTTCACTTGTCGTTGTGAAGACGGCTTAGAGACTCTAAGGGACGGTGGACGGTATGCCCGCATTCGACATGCTAGCAACGGTAAAGGCTGCGTTAGGTATCACAGGCAGTTACCTTGACGCTACGATCAGCCTTTACATTGCAGAGGTCAACGAATACTTGACGGATGCGGGCGTGCCGTCTGCCATTGTCGGCACGGAACAGACGGCGGGCGTTGTCTCGCGCGGCGTTGCGGATCTTTGGAACTACGGCGGCGGCGCGGGCGTGCTATCGCCGTACTTCTACGAACGCG